TTCGGGCGGAAATGGGCCCTTGGGTCCATTCTGCGCCCTATCGCTCATCCCGAACACTCTGAGAGTGCCATCCCCTCGCCCCTTCGGGACTCCGCCATGAGCGTAGCGAATAGGGCCATTTGCCTTGAATCCTTCTCTGTTCTGATCCTGTTTAGTAATACTTTTAATGGATAGACGGGTCGCCACACTATGGCAAGAGGACGACGTAACCGTGCTGAGATGGCCCTACAGGGCTCTTTCAGCAACCTGACTGCACGGATACCCACTGATCTATGGGAGATGTTGAACACATACGCAAGAAACAAGACAGCTCGTAACCGTTCGCTTGCCTTGGAGAGGATTCTCCGTGAGTGGCAGGTATGGGATCATGAAGTCAAAGAGACCGTCAAGGAGTTGAACGAATGAAGTGTGTAAATAAAGACTGCCGTGTCAATGACTATGAAACTCAAATCGGTTGGTGTGAAACTAAGACTCTGTTCTTTTGTCCCTCGTGCAGACATACCTTGGAGGCTGATTGAATGACGAGATGTAGAGAATATTTTTTGAATGAATATCGTAATGACTCCGGAGGATATCAGTTGTGCGATACCAAAATGATATTCAGTCTTGAGCGAAGAGTCTGGTATTGCCCAGAGTGTGGAAATCAGGTACGCGTACCGAAAGAACAGCAATCCCTGAACGAATACACACGATAGTCCTAGACTACCGATCCCCATCCCATGAAGAAAGGATTCAATTCGACATTCTCTAGAGATATGATAGGCGATTGAATCTTGATGGCTTTCGGCCCTATGAGTCCTACCTTCTGTTGTGCCGCCGTCACTCCTGCTGCTCCAAGGGCAGCCACAACAGCGGCTGCCGCAATTGGCGCAGCACCGGAACTCGCAACGACCTGAACACCTCTCACTATTCTGGGACCCACATTGCGTGCTCCCGGTTTAATCAGTCGATTGAAAATACTGGCGTAACTGCCCCTAATCCCTCCGATAGCACCTCTGCCGAACAGCACTAGATGGTCAATCATCAAACCTCTTGTGTTTGGATTCTTCAAGAGTATGTATGTAGCAAAGGACTCCCATGGGTGTCTGAGACCCCACGACACTCCCCATTTGAGAGGAGTAAGTACGGATATTTTCATTCAATCCACCGTGGGTTGAGTGACGTATGACCTTCGCAGACGCTCAATGTATTGAAGGTCAGCCTCTTTCATTATCAGAGTGGGAACTACTACCGCCGTAGCGGGCGCATAGCCTTCATTGAGACTGGCCGGTGTCCACGCAGTAGTCAGGGGCACTGCCCTAGTAACATAGAGTTTAGATCCAGCAGTAGCTGCACCCGCTCCCCAACTAACATTACGGGTTTGTACTGGGAAGAAAGCAGAGACACCCAGACTCGTTATTGGACCATATTGGAAGTTCCTGAAGTTGCCGTAATGAATATCCTGAAGTTCATATGGCGCTCCGGTCAATGGCCCCGGTCCCATCATTCCCGGTGCGATCCATGAACCGGAACCTGCCAGTATTCCGTTGAAGGTTTCATCTGTGATGTATTCTTGAGTAATCATATCCCAGATTCTGAGGGAACCTTGAACTTTAGTTGTCACAAAAGTAAAGTCATCGGCTTCTTGAAAGACGGGGCCTATTGTGAAAAGAGTCTCTTGTTGTTCAACTATTCCAGACAGATCGAAGTAACCTCGCCAAACTGCCCAATCGACATCATCAGTTGTAGTTGAGGCAGTGACAAGTTCCCAACCATCCCCGGAATTATCTGAATCAAGGGTACCGTTGCCAACTCTTAGAGGGGGTATGAGCAGACGCAAGAGTCGTTCTTTAGGTTCGTCTTTCTTAGCCATCTACTTCCTCCTAGCCGCCTTGTGTGCCTTCTTCGCAAGCGCAGCGAAGGATGTACGGGGATGCTTCTTCTTCAGACGCTTGTATTCCTTGGCATATCGCTTGTTATATGCACTCGCCTTGCGCTTCATCTTAGGCTTCTCATAGGCTCTGCGTGCTGTCTTTCTAACTTCTCCCGACCTGGTAGACCTACCAGGTGCATCAGAGCCTAGGGATTCCCCACAATTTGGACAGTAGTTGGGCATGCCAACCGCCTCAATTGTCACTTGCCGTGCTCTGGATCGCAATCGCCATCCAGTCTTTCGTGCTGAGTTTGACTATACGAGCCTTGATTCTCACCGTGGTCTGTATGGTGTGGTTGGCTGCTAGAGTCAATACTCCGATTGGGACAGCAACCAGATAGAGGGAGTCGTTGACCACCATGAAGGACTCATCCAGCTTGCCGAACGCATCAGGGAAGAAGTCCGTTCCAGTTGACTGGGTGTTGGTCGCTTCATCGTAGAGGACAACCCCAGATGCAATCAGGTTGTTATCATCAGCACTGACTAGGGCCGTGCCGGGATTGAGATCGCTCAGTTGAAAGTCAACCTGAAACTGGTCGTTGGGTGCGACTGTACCGGTGAAGGAGTTGATGTAGGTATCCAAGGCTGTATCATAGATTTGAACAATAAAATCAACTTGCTCGATGGCGATTGCCTGTTGGTCACCAACATCTACGTATGCTCCTAGATCCATGGTGCCTTGAACTGCTACGCTGTTGCTGTCTGTCTTCACTTCTTCAGTCAGCCAAAAACTGCCGGTCTTACTCGTTGCCATTGCTCCGCGTACGCGTACTCGGTATATAATCTATAGATTCGGGCGGAAATGGGCCCTTGGGTCCATTCTGCGCCCTATCGCTCATCCCGAACACTCTGAGAGTGCCATCCCCTCGCCCCTTCGGGACTCCGCCATGAGCGTAGCG